TTTTGGTGAATAAATTACAAGAATTGGATGTATACAAGCGTCCGATGCACTGTACAGATATGAAACGCGAGACATTGTATATAAAAGAGAATGACGAATGGGAGAAACAGGTGAATTCCAAAGAAAAAATGAAGACTATCATCAATAAAGTCGCCAATAAGAACTGTAAGAACCTGCCAGAATGGCGAGACGAACACCCAGAGTCTCAAGTATTCGATACACCCGAGAACCTGGAGTATGTAAATATATGTAATGCATCTCTTGGAGGATTCGGAGAAGACGAAAATCGTCAATATCGGGATAAAATCCTCCGGAGTGTGGTGAAAGAAATAATGGTAAATAAATAAAAATAAATGATGTGTAGGTTCTCATACATATCATTTTTGGACATTTTTAAAATGTCCAATTTTCATTTTCTTGAGAAAGTTTCCGAATCCGAAGTTTTTGAAAAACACGTTCAAAGCATAATGCTGTCATTTGGATTTTTCCTTGAAATATTTGACTGCATACTTTTTTTTTATTATTTTGACGCGAAATGATTTAGGGGATTTTTTGTTAGAATATTATATTAACAATGCTAACAAAAAAATCCCCTAAAAATCCCTTACATTTTGAATGTGAAAAATGTGCGTATGTTACGAGCAATAAAAAAGATTACACTAAACATTTAACCACTGCAAAACATAAAAAACTAACAATGTTAACAGATAAAATCCCAAAAATCCCCACTATGCTTACATGTGAATTATGTGGTAAGCAATACAAATCTCGCACTGGATTATGGCAACATCAAAAAAAATGCATTCCGAAAGAAGAACCGATAGAAGAAACTCCCATAGAACCCATAGAAACAAGTCAAAATCCCCCGATTATGCCTGATATGAGCGTATTTATAGACTTACTAAAGCAAAATCAAGATTTCAAAGAGTTCATGGTAAAACAATCCAAACAAATTCAAGAAATGCAAGTAAATATGCAAGAAACACAACAAGAAAACCAAGAATTACAAAAACAATTAATAGAAGCCGTCAAAGTGGGACAACATATAGAGAACCAGACGAATACGAACATTAACAACAATAACCAACGCTTCAATTTGAATTTCTTTTTGAATGAACAATGCAAAGATGCTATCAATATGTCCGACTTTTTGGAGAACATGGAATTAAATTTGGAAGACCTGTCAGAGACGGGTAGATTAGGATATGTAGGCGGCATTTCACGTATTTTGGTGAATAAATTACAAGAATTGGATGTATACAAGCGTCCGATGCACTGTACAGATATGAAACGCGAGACATTGTATATAAAAGAGAATGACGAATGGGAGAAACAGGTGAATTCCAAAGAAAAGATAAAGACTATCATCAATAAAGTCGCGAATGAGAACTGTAAAAACTTGCCACAATGGCGAGACGAACACCCAGAGTCTCAAGTATTCGATACACCCGAGAACCTGGAGTATGTAAATATATGTAATGCATCTCTTGGAGGATTCGGAGAAGACGAAAATCGTCAATATCGCGATAAAATCCTCCGGAGTGTGGTGAAAGAAATCATGATAAATAAATAAATAAAAGAAAATGATGTGTAGGTTCTCATACATATCATTTTTATAGTGTCTCATCTAAGGAGTGCACACAGTATACTCTATGAAGTGTATAATCTAAGAAGAGTTTGGAAAGTAGGTAGAAGAGAACCTATAAGGTTTTTATTTTAATTATTTTAATTATTTTAATTACAGAAATGAGTGACAAATCAAGAAATGAGTGACAAATCAAGAAATGAGTAATGAATTAAAATACCGAAAACAATAGATGTTCTCAAAGAAAGTAAAAATAATATATAGAAACGTATATAATAAGAATAGTAAAGAAAAGGGTGCATGATAATCATCGAAAAGGAAGAAAATAACGAGAACCCAACAATCGAAATACCCAGAACATCCTCTAGAACAAATCTATGTTCTCAAACAAGGTCATCTAAGACGCTCAGACAGGTTGAAAAGGTATGTTATAGAATGGGTCAACAACAATATTTAATCAAGATATCGCATCATCTACATTCGTGGGAGATACCATATAGATATTATCAATCGAATATGGACCCAGCGAAGGCATTTCTGCAGAACAACACTATTCGAAATCACAATTCGCGTGTCTATTGGAACAATAAAATTCTATTTTATTTCTAAGGTTCTCATTTTATTTATAAGGTTCTCGTTTTATTTCTAAGGTTCTCATTTTATTTCTAAGGTTCTCGTTTTCAAAGGGTTTGGTATATAAAATTGAAAATATTGTTGTAATCCATGTAATTACAACAATCAAGTATCAACAATCAATCATTCACAAGTCTTTACTAACAAGTCTTTACTAACAATTTAAGAATGGAATTATCAAAAGAAGTGTACCCCAAATCACCCGAGAAAAAGGATATTCAGTCGGTAGTCAATGACCTATTGCAAGATGAGAAAATAGTGGGTAAAAAGAAAAAAAATGAGAAAAAAGAGAAAAAAGAGAAAAAGGAAGAGAAAAAAGAAAAAAAAGAGAAAAAAGAAAACCCAGAAGAGAAAGAGGAAGAGAAAAAAGAGAACCCAGAAGAGAAAAAGGAAGAAAACCCAGAAGAGAAAAAGGAAGAGAACCCAGAAGAGAAAAAGGAAGAAAACCCAGAAGAGAAAAAGGAAGAGAAAAAGGAAGAGAAAAAGGAAGAGAAACCGATAGAGAAGAAAAGGAGAGGTCGTCCACCTAAGAAAAATATACAACTCGAAGACAAATCGGAATCTAAACTTGAGGTTGAGGTTGACGTTGAGGTCCTTCCCAAAAAACCTAGAGGTAGGCCTCGCAAAATTAAACTACCATCTACTCCACAACATGACCCCATACTACATGACCCTACACTACATGACCCTACACTACATGACCCTACACACCATGACCCTACACACATCCTTCCACTTATTCAATCTATCTCTTCTACTCACCTCCTTCACACTCTTCCAGACAAAACCCTCAAATATATCATCTTCCTCATACACCTCTCCTACCATACTCCTATCACACAAAACACTCTTCACACACTCATACACACCTCCATTCACTCTTTCAAACACTTCTCCCCCCTACGCACTAGCTTCATCAAACATCAACTACTATCCGCATCATCTGCTCCGTCTGAACCATCTGATACGAGTCCTTAAAATATCTAATTATTATCATAAAAACAATAATTAAAAGCATATTACATGTTTTTTAATAAATATTCGAGTTGCATTACTCCACCCCGATTATAAATTTGTGGAGTTTCTGTATGTATTCTCAATTCAAATACGATTTCATTTTGCATATCATCAGGTATTTTTGCTAATAATTCTGAACAACTCGAAACGGTTGGTTGTTCTATCGAAGGAGTGTCTGCTTCGGATAGGATTTCAGAAAGAGTGTCGTGAGTCTGTATGTCAGGGGTTGAAACATTCATATTGTTCATATTGTTCATATCGATAGACAAGTAGTTACCCATATCATCGAATACTTTTTCGAATTTTATATATGGATAGGTAGTATTGGGTCCTCTTCCTCCATCATACACTTCATCTTGAAACATATTATCTAAATACAAATCTAACTGGTAATCTAAGTTTTTTTCATTTAATTTATTACAAAGGCCGCTAATGTAATTCTTGACTAGTTGCGGATTACCACTTTGATATAATCGTAGATAAAAGATATTTTCGTGTTTTCCCATAAGAACTTATTATATATAATAGAAATACTTTATATGAAAAATTGATTGAATTATCAAAGAAGTATAATTGATAACATTACACAGATAATATTATTCGAAATGGTAAGAAATACAACTGGAGGAACCGGTACAAAAGGTCTTGCGAGAAAGCATCAGACTGCGTCGCGTGATGGTAAGTTGATTCTACCATCAAGTGAATTGGAACAGATTTGTTGTGTGACCAAAATGCTTGGAAATGGGATGTGTGAAGTATACACGGAAGAAGGTACCAGATTGATAGCGCATATTCGTAACAAGTTTCGTGGTCGTCAAAAGCGCCACAATATGATTAGTGCTTCCAGCATTGTAATGGTTGGACTTCGCGAATGGGAAAACCCGGTGAAAAATTGTGATATTATGGAAATATATAGCGACTCGCAGATAGAACAAATAAAAAACATACCCAGACTAAACATAGAAAACTCATTAAAACTTCGCCTAGGTGCGCATGGGGTAGTATCCAAAGAGCAAGATGATATGTTTGATTTTGCGGAAGATAATGAACCAACGGATGACTTGCCGTCAACCAATGAATTTACCGAGGAGTTTACTCTTAATAAGGTAAAAGAAGTGGATATTGATGATATTTAAAATCATAAATATAATAAATCGAATGTTTACAATAATTGTATTTTTATTTTATTGCGCACATTATTCTCGTCTTCAAAGACAAATACACGTATCTCACATGTGTCGTATTCTAGTAACTCCTTATCTGAAATAGCAGGTAGGAACACGTTCAACTTGGGAACAAACACGTTATAATGATGTATATCATCTTTTTTGTCTTTATCTACAACAATGCACGGAAGATTATCATCGTATAGGTGTGTATATTCACGACATGTATGGATTAATTGTAATTTATTTTGCACGTACTTAGTATTCTTTGTATCTTCATTGATTTTATCCAAATTATTCATGCAAGAAATCAACATTTGTTGTGCTGAATGTGAAATACCCGATATATGATGGCATCTATACAATAGAACTAATTGATTCAACAGATCCACCTTTCTCCGAATAGGACTGGTAATATGTGTATACAGGTCTTTGTTCATGATTACGTGTTGTAAATCTCGTTGTTCACTGGTCACATAATTACTTGAAGCATTTTTATAATGAAACAATGTATCACATATATTCTTGTCGAAGCCTAAAGTCGTCCGTTCAGTGTATTTCAAGGCAGAAGTTCTGAATATACCGATATCGTATTGTTGTAATTCCTTTGCCAAATACATATTTACTTGTATCATCCAAAAAGAGACTACATCATGACTATCACAAACAGACGAATCCATGGCGTGTGTAACTTTATATAGGTCCTGGTAACGTTGATTCGCCAGTAAATTCGGTTCTTCGTAGTCATAATTCTTACGAACTTTTACGACAGCATTACCAAAAGTGGTATTTTTTAAATCGAGGTCGCCGTTAGATAAAACAGGGAATCTGACAAACATAGTAATATTTCGCTGTTTCTGTTGCAAAGAGCATACTTGGTCGCTTAATATACTAGGGAGCATCGTTTTTTTGCGGTCAGGTAAATAGATAGTGGATACGCGTCCCGTTAGATGTGTCCAAAGTTGAATATATTCCAACCATACAGCAACATTTGCGATATGAACGGTAACGAATGTCTGTCCGTCGATTGTATCAATCGCAAAAGCGTCGTCATAATCTTTACTGCCATGAGGGTCAATCGAAAAGACGTATTGTTCGGGTTTGTGCTGCACCTTAAAATGTGAACTACGACATATATCTTCAATCATCTCATCTTGTGGTTTAAGTATCGTCTTCAAATGCTTAGTCATGTCTTTCAACGAATATTGTAAATGGTGTCCATACAATTCATATTCCGCGAGTGCGTCCAAATCATTTACATCACCAAGACTCTCACATAAGAGTCCTTGTGGATGTCGAGAAGACCATTCGTGAAAACTAAACAATACGTATTTATTTGACACACACTTTGAAAAGTCAAGTGAAACATCATATGGAACTAAAAATGCTGGTAGGTTGGTGTCATATGGAATGCACTTATACAACAAACGTTTTTTATTGGACGTTCGTCCATATGTGCGATTATTTTGTAAGACAAGCACGCCTGGGAGATTTTTCTTTGAACGTACGACGGATTCTTGAATACAAACGCAACGTTGGTCATCAAGTGTAAAAATATCTCCGTGAAATAGACAATGGTCAATGGGGTCAATGTCTAATTCAACCTTGTCAGTTTGCTTATTCTGGTCATTCGTAAAAAATTCATAGTCACTATAGTCACGATTATGAACATGAATCAAAAAAGAGTGTTTCATTGTTGTACACTATAATTTATAAATTATGTTTATATTTATATTTTTAATATATTTTTAATATATTTTTCCAGCTCCGCATACGAATACGAGCAGAACTCGATAATAAGGTGTGTTGCGATTGAGAATATTCAGTAACCAACAAGTTGTCTTCATGGTGACGCAGAACTCGATTATCGAACAACTCTTCTGCGTTATGAAATGCTTTTCGCACATCACCGTCATTTTTATTCATATGATAAATCATGCACCTATCAAAGTCATATGCTGCTAACAAGTCGGATTCTCTAACAATATGATATGCTAATTGATAGTTACCCATTGATGGAAAGCCTTGTTTTTTTACTTTCGAATACGACATGGTATTAATAATCGTTTTGACAATATTTATCTCTTCTTGAGATAAATCACTTGTAAGCACATTATTTATTTCGTTCAATCCGTTTTCAACGTCCATATACTTATTGTCGCACATGTCATGTAAAATCGCAGAAGAATAGATAATTTTCTCTTGGTCTTCCAAGTAGGGGTGTCGTTTCAGTTCACTTTGATATAGAGTATGTGCATTATGTAAAACGTTCATGCTATGCGATAATCCATGAGATTCATCAATATTATATTTGGCAATTGTGCACAAAACAAAGTTGAAAAGAGTCGTGTATAGGCTCATGATTATATGCAATCAATGTAAAAAATATACACTAATTCAATTTTATTAAGTTAAACGGGTGAAATTTTAAATAGTAACTTTTGAAATTCGTCTACGCGACGTTCATAATAATGATACGGACCTGTGTGTCCATCGAAGACTCTTTGTAGGAGATTTGAATACACTTTATGACGATTTTCCAATGCAGTTCTCAACTTAACGATATGTCTATATAATGCCTGTTGTTCCATAGACCTAGACTGACCATACTGTAGGTCATATAACGCCAAGTTTACATTTTGAACGAGTTCATCATCGTATCGCATGGATTTTTTGTATTCAATATTCAAACATACTGATATGTAGTGATTGCGAACAAAAGGTATATACGACGGCATCATACCGATAAGAAATAGAGTTGGACCAATCATTCTTTGTGTTGAAATAATAGTGAATATATATTATTTCAATTTTCAACTTGGACAATTTATATACACATTACTTATGGTAGTCATATAGAATGATGATGATAGTACACTATATCGTGTTCCATGTCTACATTTTATAAGTCAACATCCAAATCAAAATCAAAATCAAAAACATACAAACCCAAGCAAATTCATAGTGACCAGTTAGACGATGCGGTTTATTTAATTATTGTCGAATCTCCGTCCAAATGCAAGAAGATAGAGTCTTATTTGGGAAACAAATATTGTTGCATTGCGTCCATGGGTCACATTCGCACATTGAATGGGTTGAAATCAATCGACACGAAAAACACATTTGAACCTTCATTTGATATGATAGAGGAAAAACAACATCATGTGAACGAAATGAAAAAGATAATATCACGATTTGAACATAAAAATATCTATATTGGTGCGGACGATGATCGAGAGGGTGAAGCGATTGGATGGCATATTTGTGAGGTGTTCGGTCTACCGATTGAAACTACCAAGCGTATTATTTTCCACGAAGTGACCAAACCGGCCTTACAGAAAGCGGTGGATAATCCAATATATCTGAATATGAAATTAATAAAGGCGCAACATGCTCGTCAAGTTCTCGATGTAATTGTTGGATACAAGATTTCACCTTATTTATGGAAATATTTATACAATGATAAGAACAATGCGTTATCCGCCGGTAGGTGTCAAACACCAGCATTGCGACTGGTGTATGATAACGAACAACAAATACAAAATTCCCAGACAAGTTCTCCGATATACAAGGTTCATGGTAACTTCTTGTCTGATAAATTGGATTTTGTACTGAAACACGAATTCGAGTCAATCGAAGATACCGAAAAATGTATGAAGAAATCGGTGCATCATAAACACATACTCACAACAAATCCGAAAAAAGAATTACGACGTTCTCCACCAAAACCCCTGAATACGTCTTCGTTGCTTCAATTAGCGAGTTCAACATTGAACATGTCTCCAGGAGAAACAATGAAACATAGTCAAACCTTATATCAAAACGGGTATATTACGTATATGCGAACAGACAGTAGAGAATATTCAAAACAGTTTTTAGAATATGCTGAAAAATATATTACAACAAAATATGGTCAAGGTTCTCAAATGAGTAATTTACAAACCCTTGAGAATAAATCAACTTCCAATCCGCACGAGGCAATTCGTGTTACTCAACTAGTTCTACAAACTATCAATACTGAGAACACAAGAACATTATCTTTATATAAATTAATTTGGCGAAATACCATAGAAAGTTGCATGGAAGACTATAAATATGACCAATATGAAATAAATATTAGTTCTCCAATAAAGGCATTGTATAGTCATATGTTGGACATACCAACTAAGTATGGATGGAAGACAATCGAAGAAAAGCGCCCCATCATCGAAATACAAAGTGAATTGTGCGGGTTAAAACTGAAATTAGAGAGTCAACAAAACACCGAAGTTGCTTATAATAAAATAGAAACAAAGTGCACGATTAAGAAAGGGACCAGTCATTACACAGAGGCATCGTTGATTAAGAAATTGGAGGACTTTGGAATTGGTAGACCATCGACATTTGCGTCATTGGTAGAAACGATTGTAGATCGCGGGTATGTAAAAAAACAAGATGTGAAAGGCATATTACATAAAACGACGAATTATGTTCTCGAATCTGGGAAACTCAAGAAGTCTACGCAATCAAAAGAGTATGGTGAAGAGAAGGGGAAACTGGTGATTCAAGAAGTCGGTACATTGGTTCTCGACTTTTTACTGAAATATTACAATCCATTATTCTCTTATGAATACACGAAGAATATGGAATCTCAACTAGACGAAATATCAGAAGGTGCTATTGAAGAATGGGAGAAAGTATGTAAAGATTGTTATGAAGAAATCAAAGAATTATCAAAAAACGTGAAAAACGTGAGCAAGTTCTCTATGTCATTGGATGAGACGTATGATTTTATCATAGAAAAATACGGACCGGTTTTACGGTATACAACGGAAGACAACAAGACAGCATACAAAAGTATCAAAAAAGAGTTGAATGTTACAATCCAAGACATCAAAAACAAAAAATATAGTGCCGAAGAGTTAATAGAAGAAGACAATCAATGTGTAGGTATGTATGAAGAACACGAAGTATATGTAAAACAAGGACGATATGGCGCGTATGTAGAATGGAACGAACAAAAGAAAAGTTTGAAGAACATTGACAAACCAACGAATGAGATTACACTGGAAGATATTATTCCAATTCTTGGAGAAGAAAAACCAGAAAAGAGTGCGTTGCGAACATTGAACGCCAATCTAAGTATTCGAAAAGGGAAATATGGTCCCTATATATATTATAAATCCCCAAGTTCAGCAAAGCCGCAGTTTTTCAATCTAAAAAAATACAAGGGGAATTCGTTCGATGATGATGTGAAAATATTACTTGAATGGATAAAAGATACTTATCACGTAGAATAATATATTCTCACAATATATAACTATGCAAGAACATTCATACATAAACTACCTTATTTTTGCGATTATGTATGCGACCTCGATATTCTTTTCTTACAAAGAATATACAGAGTCTATCTCCATATTAGCATTATTTGTAATAAACACCTCATTTTTAATGTATATGAGCAAAGACATTTTCTATCATATGACGAGTAAAGGAATCAGCACCTCTATGTTACAATACACCATTATATTCAGTATTTTAGGTTCTCTCTTGATAAACTCTTGTGCTTTGTTCTTGGAGAATTTATCGTTGATGACAGTCCGCTCAAAGAATTCAGAAAATCTAGGAAATAGTTTAGATATGACTACAAAGAACATGTTATTATTCGATGACTTCAGAAAATCACAAAAAATATTTGCTATATTGTTAGGTCTGGTTCTAGGCTCTTTCTTATATTATTATGAAAATATCAGTTTCAATTTGGTCAACATTATTAATTATGGAGGTAATTGGAATAATGTAATCAGTGTTGGTATATTATGTGGAGGATTGTATCTGCTATCTTTGTCGTCTGCGACATTAGGAAACTCGAGAGAGTTCTCAAAAGTACGTCTGTAAAATAACAAATGGTTAATTACAGTATAAAAAATACTTATATGTTTTATTAAAACACATAAGCAGCAATGAAATATTATGAAACGTCTTTTGATGATTATTTGAAGTCAAATAATTTGTACAATATTCATCCAGAATTGGAAGAAATTCAGAATAGACTTCCTCGTTCAGCAAACCAGATGGAAAATATAATCGTATATGGACCACCAGGTGTAGGAAAATATACACAAACATTGAAAATTATATCAAAATACAGTGAAAGTCTATTGAAATATGACAAAAAGCTCGAAATTCTAACAGACAAACAAGACTATATAATGCGTTTCAGTGATATACACTATGAAATAGATATGTCGTTACTTGGATGTAATGCCAAAACATTATGGCACGAAATTTTCTTTCAAATTGTGGATATTGTGTCAACGAAGAAGGAAAAAATAGGTATAATATTGTGTAAGAATTTCCATCATATAAATAGTGAACTACTCGACGTGTTTTATAGTTATATACAACATTACGACCGGAACGACAACATTCAAATCAAGTTTGTATTAATAACCGAACAAATCAGTTTCATTCCGAACAAAATGACGAACATATGTGATTTGATAACAATCCCTCGCTTAGAAAACGAACCCTATGAAAAATTAAACAAAATTAATGATATTGTCGCAAAAAACACGTACCTAAGTAATTTTACTACCAAAATATCTACTTGTTTACCGGAAGTACAATTTCAACAAACCAATCCGACCTACAAAGAAAACGCTGTATTTAAAGAAATCGATAGTGAGTGTATTAACAACTTGAAGGAAATGAAACTATTTACATATTTGAACAAATCAGAAGACATACCCGATGACACATTCGATATTATTTGTGATAAAATAATAAATAGTATAACGGACCTTCGCGATTTTCAATTTACACAATTCAGAGATACATTGTACGATATTTTGATTTACAATATAGACATGTTTGAATGTGTTTGGGTGGTAGTATCACATTTTGTAACAAGCGACAAGTTGAGTGCGGAAGATTGCTCTGATATCATGATAAAAACCTTTCATTTTTTCAAGCAATATAATAATAATTATAGACCCATATATCACTTAGAGAGTATGATGTTGTATATAATAAACAAATTGCATCATTATGAGATACAAGAAAGCGTGTGAATTATTAGAAGTGACTACCGACGTGTCTATCCAAAATATAAAAAAACAATATCGATTGAAAGCTTTATTGTATCATCCAGATAAAAACCCATCAGAAGATGCGAATGCGAGGTTCCAAGAATTATCTGAAGCATATCACTATTTATTAGACCATGAAAATCACGATGAATACAATGATGAGGAGGATGAAACATTATCCGACATGGATTATAAATATTACTTGTTTACGTTTTTGAAGAATACAATCAAGGGGAACTCGCAAGAATCCTTATTATATGCTGTATTGAAAAAGATTACGACATTATGTAGCGAAAAGGCCATACAACTATTACAAAACCTCGAAAAACCATCACTGATAAAGATATATGAGATTTTAAAGAAAAATAAACATTACTTACATATTGAATCGGATTTGTTAGATAAAATCGAAGAATTAATAAGTGGAAAGATCGAAAACGACGAATGTGTTATATTACAACCGCATATAAACGATTTATTCGAGAATAATTTGTATAAATTAACAATCAATCATCATATTTACATTGTTCCATTATGGCATAACAATCTGGTATATGATAACTCAGGGAATGATATTTATGTAAAATGTTTTCCAATACTGGACGATAATGTGGAAATAGATAAACAAAACAATCTTCATGTTCAGCACGTAACTAGTTTACGTACTATATGGGAATCGAAAGAATTATATATTGAATTGGGTAAACGCAAGATAGAGATACCCATAGAACAGATTACATTAAAAAGTAAACAAATTATATGTTTAAAAAATGCGGGGATTTCACAAATAAATCCCAACAACATATACGATGTATCAAATAAATCACATATATACGTGTATTTACATGTATCGTAAACTCAATTTGTAGAAGGTGGAAATGCATAAAAAATAATAACCAAAAGAATTGGCTATTATTTTCTGTTTTGTTGATTTTTAGTTTGTTAGTTAGTTTTGTTGATTTTTAGTTTGTTAGTTAGTTTTGTTGATTTTTAGTTTGTTAGTTAGTTTTGTTGATTTTTAGTTAGTTTTGTTGATTTTTAGTTTGTTTTGTTTACTCGGCGACAACCTTCTTCTTCACCACCTTCTTCTTAGGAGCAGGAGCAGGAGCATCTTCCTCTACTGGAGCACTCTTTTTGACGACCTTCTTCTTGGGTGCGGGAGCAGGGGCAGGTGCCTCTTCAACTTCCTCCTCCTCCTCGTCACTATCAGGAGCAGCGGTATCTTGAGCAACCTTATCAGTTGTATCCTCCACCTCATCGTTGACGTCGTCACTCTCCTCGACCTTCTGGGTCTCGATGGTGTTGAAATCATCAAGAGACAACTGAACGTTACACTTTCCAAAGATGGTCGTATTCTCACTTGGCTTGACCACACACTGGCTCAACTTCCAAGAAACACCCCATGCCTTACCAGTGGTCCAAACACCTCCGCACTGAATAACACATGCGACCTTACTCTTCTTAGGAATCAAGTCAATCGGAGTTTCATTCTCGTTATCACTAGGGAACAACAACTCCTGTTGGGTGTTGTAAATCTCGATATTCTGCCACTGTCCCTGGTAGCAAGGGACCTTCAGAGAAAGAGTAGGAGGACGAGTGTAATCAGTCTTCTTGGTAATCTTATCCTTAGGATACTTCATGAAGGGAAACATGGCATCCTTCACAAGCTCACGAGACTTCTCCACACCAAACCATGCCTCACTGTGAACAACCGCATCGTCAATTACGCGTTCCTCAAACGCCTTAAGCTTCTCAAGGAAGATATCAGTATTTTTATTGGAATATTCAGCACCGGGGAAAGCAAGACTCATCTTGAACTTTCCATCGGACTCGCCGGTCTTCTCATCAACGTAATCGGAAACGCCCCAAGTCATAATCAAAGGAGTAGATAGGTACAAACTGCGGCCAGTCTGACCACTAATGACACTCACCGTAGTAAGACCACGGTCACTTACGCGAGGGTTCATATAGCGCACGGCGGAGGTCTCCCACTCACCACTAGTAACAACACGAGGATTAGATGACATAACTATAAATAAGGTATAATAACTGTAATATAGTATAAGTCTATTCTTTAAATCAATTTTCTAGATGGATTGTAAATTATTGTATTTAATATCGCATTATTATGCAGTGGATTATGTCATAATGTTCTCTTTATAATATAAGTCATAAGAATATAAAATCTATGTCTATATATATCATATCATACAATATGGAAGCCAATACGCAGAAAATAAAACGAAAGTACACAAAAAAAACAAACGACTATGAAATAACCTATGATAACTACCAGACACGTGACATGGATTTAAAAAAATATAGCGTAGGTGAACTAAAAATAGCTATAAAAAAATTAGGAAACATACGTATAACTGGTAATAAACCACAACTCATCGAACGTATTACTAGACGGTTCAATGAAATAAAACATAGTATTATTATTCAAAGACATTTCAGAGGATGGTATTTAAGGTTTATTCAAACATTGCGAGGGCCTGCTCTGAAAAATCGAAAACTGTGTACGAATGACAGCGATATGGCTACGCTGGAACCAATTGATGAGGTCACAACACCATTTTTCTTCTCATATAAAGATGATGACAATTTTATATATGGGTTTGATGTATCGTCACTTATACCACACATACAGAACAAAGGAAAATTCTTTAATCCATACACGAGAGGTGTTGTAAGTAGCAAAATAACAAAAAATGTATTCCGTGTGTACAGGGGAAGTTATGCAATGTTTGCGGAGTTTCGCGAAAACAATAAAAAACTCGATACACCATCAAAAAGACGTCAATATACAGCAAATACAATGATGTCTATACAGAGTCGCATGGAGTCGCTGCGTAACCAATTTCAAGAGTCAACCGCCACATCAAGTGTTTTTTCCATTATTCAAACACGAGTCTCACAATTACGTAGTCGAACGATAGATGAACGCATACGTGCACTATTCGTAGAAATAGATCAATTGGGGAATTATACACAACATACGTGGTTTGATACATTAAGTCACCGGGAATTAGTGTTATTTTACAGGGGACTATATGATATATGGTATTATCGTGCGGGACTAACACATTCTACAAAAAAGAACATTTGTTACGGGGTATCACACAACGCGTCTTCGCCGTTCACGCGACATCGTAATCTGGGATATAGAGAAATCTCATTTCTGGATTACAATGAATTAAAATCATCTTCATTGGAGCTAATTGAAAATTTGGTATATTGTGGTATTGATAACGACCACAAAAAAATAGGCACACTTCATGCATTATCTGCGCTTACCTTAGTTTCTAGGAACGCTCGATTAGCGATGCCGTGGTTATACGAATCGGTAATCTAGATAACCCACTTATTCGTTGATTTTACCAGATTAATATGTATTTACTTAATAATATATATTCATCAACGCATTTATCATTTGATAAAATTGATAATTTATATTATTAAGTAAATCAATATAAAAAGCATACGTGTTATATATTATAATCACAATGGTTAGAGCTACTAAGACTGATAAGAGTGCCCCCGAGACCCCTAAGCCCCGTGCTACTAAGAAGGCTGCCCCTAAGGCTGAGGCCCAGGCTGCCACCCCTCCTCCTGCCCCTGTGGTGGAGGAGACCGCTGCTCCCGTAGAGGAGATGGATGCGGCTACGATTATGTCCGGTAAGATGAACGAGTATAGTGCTAAGCTTCAGCAGCTCGTCGGTCTGCTATCTACTCTTAAGAGTGATTTCAAGACCCTTGAGAAGACTGTTTCTCGTGAGATGAAGGTTGCACAGAAGCTTGCGAACAAGAAGCGTCGCAACACCAACCCCCGTAAGCCTTCTGGTTTTACCAAGGCTACTCCTATTAGCGAGGAGCTTGCCAACTTCCTTGGAAAGGCTGTTGGTACCGAGATGGCGCGTACTGAGGTGAGCAAGGAGATCACCAAGTACATCAAGGCTAACAGCCTTCAGGATACTTCTAACGGGCGTATTATCCTGGCTGACGCCAAGCTGTCCAAGCTTCTCCGTCTTGGAAAGGAGGACGAGCTTACCTTCTTCAACCTTCAGAGATACATGAAGGTTCACTTCGCTAAGGCTGGTGAGACTATCTAAAACACGTAAAACAGAAAAAAAAAATGAATAACCTCCCGTATTTTTACATTACCTATCACCATAAACAAATATATTATATCTTCGTAATATATTTGTATTCTGTACCATATACACCTTCTTCAAATAATCAAAAGGAAGAAGACCAGTTAGACCATCGTAGGTGATGCTCCGACGATTGTGTAATAATTACAATGTGGAAAACATAACGCAAGTGGCTAGATTATTTATTGTTAACCACACGAAAGCATTTAAATAATTGTATCCATATTATTTTATTACCTTTGTAGATGACTACAGTCCCCGAATCACATCGAGAAACGATTGAGAGTTATTTACAGGCAAACGAAACGCCATGCTTGTATATTTTGACTCCTTGTTATGGAGGTGTTTGTTACACAAGCTATACCCGGTCAATTATGAACACGGTGGAAAAGTTAAAACAATATAATATTGACATCCACGTAGAATTCTGTAACAGTGATAGTTTGGTTTCGCGTGCACGCAATAATCTCATTGCGAAGGCAATGTCAAACCCCAAAACCTCTCATATTATGTTTATCGATGCGGATATTACATGGAATCCTGATGATATTATCAAATTACTTATTTCCAATAAGGATTTATGTGGCGGAGTATATCCTCTCAAGAAATACAATTGGGACCGATTGATTGAATCTAAATCAGGTGAAAAAGATACGGAAGTATTGTCAAAATGGATAGAAAAAAAGGGCAGGAGCATTTTTAAAAATATGATTAGTGATAAAGAGTATATTCAGCATCAGATGCTTAGTTATAATCTCAATTACGTAGAAAATAAAGTGGTTATCAAGGATAATATGACAGAAGTACGTCACATAGCAACTGGTTTCATGATGATGAAGCGGAATGTCATTCATCGTATGGCAGATGGGTTTCCATATACCAAGTATACAGATGACATCGGATTTTTGAACGGGGATGAAAATGATTTTGCATACGCCCTCTTTGACTGTGGAGTCGAAAACAACCATTATTTATCTGAAGATTGGATGTTTTGTGAAAGATGGCGAAAGTTGGGCGGTTCGATTTATGTAGATGTCACAATTAATTTGATTCACACTGGAACTGAACAATACAACGGATGTTATTTGTCTAGTATTATGTGATAAAAAATATCTGTTATAGCACGCCAACGTTACGAAAATATAAATCCTACTTCGCTCATAATTTCTTGTAATAACACGGTATTTTCCTTTTTTTGTTTATATTCATAATTAAATCGAGTGAATGTAGATTCATCAATCACGAATAATTGATGTGTCTTAATGAGTACATGAAAATCTTTTATGTATTTTGTATTTTTTGTTAACCACAAATAAAATCCGTAATATTGTTTATTGTTTTCAATACTATGGTTTATGTAATGTTTGTATTGGTGAAACCATTTCAGCGTTTCATGTAGAGTTGTTTCCATTTTCGTATTGTAATCAGTTCCTGAAATAACAAGTATTTCTCTGAATTGTGATTCAGTCATTCCCAAGTCATGTAATATATTCGGCGTTTCGTAACATGATACCGATTGATTCAATAAACTAAAATTTCGCAAAACAATTGGACATCCGTAGAGAAACATATCCATATCATCGCTAATACATCCATAAGCGAGTCCCGTCTTTACAAAATATGCGCATAATTCATCTGCTTCGTTCGGAGCGTCATAGTAAGAAACTCCATACGCATCCATGAGTGTTTTTACATTCGCAATATCTGTATTTTGAACGCGAATAAACTGTCTTTTTAATGCGTCCATTTCCACTTCCATCATTCTTCTATCATTTTCATCCATTTTGTTATCTTCTAATGATTTGGATAAATCATTGAATTTTTTTTCGGCGAGTTTTTTTTTCGCACTGCGTTCTTTAAGCAATTCCCGCTTTTCTTGAGGAGGTTTCCCATCAAATATGAAAATCGGGGTTATCTTGCAAGATTTCATTATAGAAATAAACAAATACATATTTTCCATAAGCGCATTTTCACCTATAAATTGATACAAATATATACTTGTGTCTATCACTAATGTTTTATTCTCAAATGTAGTCAATTTTGTTTTATAAATCGCATTATTCGAACATTTTTCTTTCAAATATCTATTCAAATTTTTAATTCCCATATTTTGGTTAGTTTTGTACAATCTATATTTGGTGAAATAACACAATCAATTTTTCGGTTGATTGCATTAATTTTATTTCTATCTATATTTCACTTATATCATGTTCATCCTTATTTTATTGCTTCAAATGTATACGCTAGTACAAACCACATATAATTCGGAGTTGGTTCACTCTGCCTTAAATATTTCTCAATCCGCATATTGTATGTCTGATTTAGATAAATGGACGTGTGCCACATGTACGCAGACTAATGTATATGAAAATAAAATCATACACAAAAACGAATTAGTCATAGTTGGTTACAATAAACAATACAATACGCTATTCGCTGGATTTCGAGGGTCGTCGAATATACAAAACTGGTTAGATAACTTACAAGTAAAAAAAATAACACCTTACGACGACGCTATTTCTGTAGAAGATGGGTTCTATAAGATATATAATGCGTTAAAAAACGATTTATATCTGGCACTCAACCAGTCAATAAGTGAATATGGTACAAATGATGTATTATTTACAGGTCACTCGTTAGGAGGAGCGATTGCAACATTGTTCGCATTTGATATTTGTTATTATAACCTGCCTTATCAAGTATATTCCTTAATTACGTTTGGTTCACCTCGTGTAGGTAACGACGCATTCTCAAGTTACATGTCTAGTTGTAAAATAGATTCCATTCGGGTTACCCATTACTACGACATTGTTTCTCATGTTCCGGAAGAGTTTTTAGGGTATAAACATATCTCACGAGAAGTCTGGTATAATGAAATAAATACAGATTATGTTGAATGTGATGATGAATATAGCGAAGATGCGTCTTGTTCGGATTCGTGTGCACCTGTAAAGTGCACCAGCATTAGTGATCATTTAAACTATTTGAATATTTCAATGGGAAATGATGGTCTTTGTTAAAATAAAAAGTACATATGCACCTTTTATTTTTATTTTTTTATAGATTATGGTTGATTATTAAACAGTATTTACATCAGTCGCGGTGGTCTCTCCGGTACTTTGAACCAATTGCTTATAACGCTCTAGTTCTTTCTGTAGTTCTTCCACTTCAGTCGTCTTCTTTTCCAACTCTTCGGTCAAATATACGTTTGCTGCCTGGAGTTGGTGGATATTCACCTCATTTTCCACTTCAGGAATAGGTTTGTGGTTAATCTTGAATACAATGTATCCAGGTACCTTGTCGCCATCTTCGTTCATAGAATACAGTTTACAGAATACCCCATTATTATATTCACCCTTGAAACGATAATGTCCAGTAGTATCAAGCATATTACGAAAATTCTTTGTGTACTCGGAACTATACCAACGTTCAAAGTGAATAAACAATGCTTTTCCGCGACTACCATTTTCCAACTCACGGTCGACAAAGTCCACTCGTGAAATCTTACCGATACAAAGAGTGGATTCAATATAGTCCCGAATCGCGGGAATAAATCTTGTAGTCGACCCCTCGGGTGTCGCAATGAGCATATTGGAAGCAATGAACGGAATGTATAGACTCTTCCAATCCTTATCTGACAATTCCAATTCGCGATTATCGCCGGTATCTTTTGAGACACCGAATAGAGATTGAGCAGATGAAGTATTCTTACTTACAGACAAATGAGTCATTGGTTCGCCATTCTCCCAATACAACTGGTCGTTCGCGACAATCGAAATTTTGGTATGAATATTGTCGTTAAAATGCTGAATTAGTTGCTTAGTAGCAGTGGTATTCTTACAATATTCAAAATCGACGCTCGCACTATGGGTAGTGGTATTTGTATTCAGTCTGCGATTAAAGAAATTTTTTTCTGTAATAGTCACATTCGATACTCTTCCAATACTAAGAACCTCCTCAAATAGTTTCTTCGCACTATCCTCATCAGTGTAGTTCTTTGGAAGGGTGGTCACACGCAAACTCAAGGTATCTTTCATCGTATCTTCCTTCTCAATCAAATTGGTAGTAGTAAAATAAACGCAAGGTTTCTCATAAGCCATGTTATTCACCTGGTCGTCAGCGTAAGAAAGGGAACTCATGTTATTCAATAATAATAATAATAGATGTTATCACTATGATTATTATAGAACGCTATTCTTTATTCAATTTTATATATAGTATATGGCAATGGTTACATAAAACTACTTATTGAGAACATAATTGGTCAATATCTTTTCTGAGTTTCATTAATAATATGTCTGTGTCTGGTTCATGACCGCGTACAAAATGTATTAATTTGGCATTATGCGTATTTTTTAACATATTCTTTAAATCCGGGTTCTGACAAAATTTCGCCTTTAATGATTCAAATCGTTCTACTTCATGACGAGGGTTGGAACCAAATTCATAATAGTCGGGGTCTACTACAATATGACGCTCACGATATACTTTATCTTTATTTCGTCCGGTTTTACTTCCTGCAATGCGTGCTTTTACCAGGTCTTTTGAAATCGTGCTATCACTGTCTAGAGAAAAACTGCGATAAAAGTCAGGAAACCCTTTTCTAAACTGCGATGCTAATTTGTAGTGTTCTACGCTGTTCCAACGATGTCCATCCAATGTGAAAGGTGATAAATGACTGTCGTCTAATTGACGTCGCCAATTGTTTTTCTTATGTTTCAGCAATAAGTCTTTAAACATGACTATATCGTCGCTATTGATTTTTTCACCGGAACCTTTTCCGGGTTTTGGTTCTCCGTTTGAATTTGCATGAAACATAAATACAGTTTTGTTATTGTACAAATGATCATTTAAATATGCATCGTCGGGGTCATCCAATTTACCTTCGTCTACATGAATACCTAATTTCATTTTTAATTGACGAAATTCGGGGATGGAGTAATAAGGTCCCGCGTTTTTTTCAATACACTTGTTGATGATTAATGATTTGATTTGACTAGGTAAAGTTCCAAAAGTAAAACGTTTGCGTGTATCATAAGTAATTAATGTATAATGGTTTCCTGTATAAGATGTCAGAATATACAATTCAGGGTTTTTACTTGCTTGGGTCGTTTCGTTATCTTGGCCACAAAGTAAGACGGAATCCAGGTCATTTGACTTGTAAGCTTCTTCGGAAAACACTACTATTTTAATATTCAGTTTTTTCTCTAGTGTGCTGATTGCCCACGTATCACCCCAATACTCAGAAGTGAGGACATATTTTTTCAGGTCATCTATACTTGATATGTTTTCCATGAATCGAAATTCATTCATTAATTCATTCACCGAATTCTTATCAGTATTCATTGTTGCGTAGTTCTCACGTAGCTCGGTAATTCTATTCAACATGGCCTTATTGTCCTGTTTGTTACTAATAGTATTGTATTGTTTCTTTAACTTTTGAATATTATCTTTTACATGTTTCATATTGGATTCTATATTCTGTAATTCAGAATGGATGCCCATATAAATTGTTTGATATTGTTCGAAAATACTGTCGTTCACATTCTCCGATAAAATTTTACGTAGGTCTTCTACGTTCGTTTGTAATTCAGTATCTTCTAGAGCCATTTGTATAACCAAAAAGAAGCAATCTCCACAACCTTCATTATCGACTATGTGATATTGATTGTTTTTCATAAAATTCGCAATCCAGTCATTGTCATCGTTTTCAACAAACGTTAATCCATCCAACCGTTCTGTTTGGACGGTTTCCACAAATTCGTCTTGTTCTTCAACTGGAGTTGTATTTTCAAATATATATTGCTGATCAACAAATAATAATATGTGTCCTTGATCAATATCAACATCACCGTCTTCGTCAATAATTGAAATCATTTTATTTGACTCTACTTCGAATACACCTATTCGCGAATGTATTTTATCATTTGATACTAAATATACTGAAAAATAGACAATGTTGTCGTTTGAATAACTATGGTTTTCGCGCCCCAGTGCTATCTGTATCGGTTTATCAAAGTACTCAATTTCGTATATTGTAGATGCGTGTCCGATATCATCGTTATTTATTTCTTTTATTTCATTATATTGAATTTTATCTGGATAGATAAAGGATTTTACCATATGATATATACTATAGCATTACATATCATTTTTTATGTTAGTTATGTCTAGTAGACAATTTACCGCATTTTCTTTAATGCATCTTGAATATCCATATATTTGAATACTATTCTGGAGGATATACTTTTATGGTCTTTAGCTTTTAATTTACTACATTGATTCAACTTATCAATTAATACCTTCCATTGACTATGTGTTTTTAAAAATTTATGCGAATGAATGATAAATATAAACAAATTCTCGGTGATTTCTTCTATCAATACAGTTTTTAATTCTTCATCTATATTGTCTAGCACCTTATTAAATAAGTTATCAATCGTTGCTATCAACTCATCTTCATCTACGAGTTTGTAGTCTGTCAAATTTACCATAAAATTACTATTCGAACGTCTATGGTCATTTTGTTTTACCAACTCACAATAACCGTCATAATTGTCGTTTGCGTCAATGTCCACAATATTATCGTAGCTACTATTGTATGTATTTACAAATTTCGATATGTGTGTAGCAAAACTAGGATAACACTGAATCATTTCTTTTAATACAATTACGTATATTTCATGTCCTGTCTTCATCTTTTTTGAAATATCAAACAATACGTCTATAATTCGCGAATAACTATCTAGTTCTTGTGAATCTTCATCTTCGCTGTCGGAATTTTCTTCATTCATAATAAAATTTACAATTTCTATTACTTTGGGTAACATTGAATCTTGGTTTTTCATCGTGATTTTATTCAATATGCTTCTCATCTCGCTATATTTTATATCAATGCCCTCTTTCCTTTCTAATTTGGTTGCTTTAAATGGTGTTTGTGAAGCCCATTGTCCATTATTATCATATTTTCGATTATTATTGTGTTTATAATGTCTTCGTTGTTTTTTCTTATCATAATGAGGGTACTCATTCGCAGTAACTGGAGGAAGTGTAGCAATATATTCATTCACCAGTTTATATAATTCTTCGAAATCTTGAATAGTTTGTTCAGACAACTTCTCGTTTTCGACTGGTTCGGTGTTTATTTGTTCATAATCATCGATTGTATATCGCATCAGCATACTTGGCTATAAAGTATACACACGTTGTATTTATATATGTTGTATTTATTTTCTTCTATTCGTTCACCCGAGTAAAACATAATCGCCAATTAACGTATATGAGTTTTCAAGACATTATACATACGTATTTTGATACACCCAAAAATACAGATAATTCCAATAATTTTATTAATGACTATGAAAAAGAGGATATATATGATGAAACGCTATCATTTACATTACCTATACGTTATCTGCCGGATACCCATGTATATCCTATACAATCTCACGTCAAAGACGATCTAGAAATGGATTCTACTCAAGAAAACGCAAAGTGTATGTATGATCATGCTCTTAATCCTACGAATGTATTTGGTCAATGCACAATGAAATTATGGAGTGACCATATTACAAACGACGTTCCTTTCCTACATGACACACAACGTATATTGCGTAGTATGGATAAATTTGAATATTCTACTACAGAAGAGGTGGAACATATTATACCAGTTTGGAAAATGTTGAAAAAGGACACTTCATTTCTCGACCGGTATAATTATATAGATTGGGACCGATTTAAAAGTCTCAATTATTCAACTCCTTTTTTACAGGTTCTCTCTACTATGACTGTGTTGTCGCCTCTGATTAGTTTGATTATACCTATTATTTTTATGGTCTTTCCGTTTGTCTTGTTGAAAATACAGGGAGTGCCGATTGATTTTGCGAATTACATCAAAATATTAACCCAACTCGCTAAACATCATTTCATTGGGAAGGCAATTGTTACTATGTCGAATTTTTCGGTAGAGAACTTTGTCTATTTATTAATTACGTTTGGTTTATATGGTGTTCAAGTCTACCAAAATGTAACTACTTGTGTGAAATACCACAAAAACGTTCAGAAAATCAATCAATCGTTGAAAATCATTGAAGGTTTCACTAGTCGTTCAATTGAACAGATGTCCAAGTTCCATTCTTTATCGAACGATTGTTCCACGTATACTACATTCCGTGAACAACTTACGCTGCATATATCCAAACTCAAGTATATAAAACAGTTAGTAGAGAACATACCTCCATTTTCGGGGTCACTGAAAGATTATACAACGAACGGGTATATGCTCCGCTGTTTTTATGAATTACACGACAACAAAGAAATTGAAGAAACGATGATTTTTTCTTTTGGATTTGAAGGTTATTTGAATAATATGCACGGAATATGTCAAAACGTGCAGAATACCCATTTGTCGTACGCTGAATATAGTGATGAAGTGGATACAAATATCAAGCAACAATATTATCCTCCTTTGATTTGCGAGAACGTGGTGAAAAACAATTGTGATCTGTCTAATAATATGATCATATCGGCACCCAATAAAGCCGGGAAAACTACTATATTGAAGACTACCACACTCAATATCATATTTTCCCAACAATTCGGATGTGGTTTCTACGAGTCTGCCGTTATACAACCATATCAATATATTCACTCCTATCTGAATATTCCCGACACGTCTCAGAGAGATAGTTTGTTCCAAGCGGAGTCCCGTCGTTGTAAAAATATTATTGACCAAATTTTGGAGAACCCACGTTCTCGTCATTTCTGTATTTTCGACGAATTATACTCGGGAACGAACCCAGACGAGGCGTCTCAGGCAGGAAAAGCATTTATTAATTATTTATCTAAGTTCTCCAATGTTGATTTCATATTGACTACTCACTATTTTAAAATCTGCAAGTTCTTTAAAGGACATACAAAAGTTACCAACCATAAGATGGAAGTAGGCGTGGAGAACACAGGAGAATTTAATTACACATATAAATTAAAAAAAGGAATATCTACTCTAAAAGGTGGTATTCGCGTCCTAAAAGACCTCAATTACCCTGAAGAAATACTGAAAGAGATAGAATAAATACAAAACATAATATGTAAATGATGAGAACATTACACATTATGAGAATACTAGGATGCGTTCGCTTGGTTGTTTATGCGTGGTTACATGTACATTTTTATTATACATGGGTAAATCGTGAGTTTGTTTGAAATATTTGGTAGTAATAGTATTCATATCTTTAATTAAATCGTATTGTTCTCGTGTATTCGAAGAACCATATCCAGACAAAATATAACACAACTTACCATTTGGTCCTAATATCTTGCGGCACAATTGGATAGTCGCTTCCCAATACTTCTCCAACCATTCCTCATATGTCTTGTATTTGGTAGTGCTTTGATTTTTACCCTCATATAACTCTAATTTATAGTAAGGGGGACTAAAAAACACGGTATCGAAATGGTTCTCGTATTTTTTCATAAAACGTTTGCTTTTTGCCAAATCTTCTGAAGGTTTACAATAAATGTCTTTTTGCGCGTCTGGATATAAATCCGTAATCAACTGGTCTGTTTTTTTGCATACATCGGGAATAACATCCGTCCCCACGTATTCTTTGACCATAGAAGATTCAAAAAATCCATAAGCATAAGAACTCCACCCTAACGTAGGTGTAAATATCTTGGTACCTTGTAATAGGTTCTCGTTCAAAGAATAAATAACATATGGATTCAAAATAGATGCTCTAAAATAATAAGAAGACAAGACACTTCCAAACCTACGTTTTTCTATATAATGAAGAGAACTTGGCGTAAGTATTTTATAATCGATGATTTTATCACGTAACAATGATTTTAATACATCCATGTAAGTAGGTACGTTCTCGATGCCGGATTTGGTATTTTCTAAAATATGTTTGTAATGCAAATTGCGAATTAGGTTTTTCAACAATGGTTCTTGGTTGTTATTAATTTGTTGTAACTTCATTGGTTTATAATGTTCTCCAAAACTGACGTTTTTATCTTTTATTAATAGAGACATGTTGTAAAAACGTTCTAAATACGCCTCAATATTTACAATCTCATTAAATAATAAGACAAGGTTCTCCGTTTTCAATGATTTTTTATCGGAATACTCTTTTAATGGCACTATCTTTTTACTTACACGGACTTTGTAGTTTTGCATAAAATAATCGAAAGACATTGATTTCACTGGACATATTTCTTTTATAAAATCAGATAACTCGATGAAGGAATTCATATATATTTATATTGAGAACATATAATTATGGATTTTCAAACCGTTTATTCTAGAATATGTCTATCTAACTCGGGGATAGTATTTTCATCATAAATTGTAAAGCAATTTACATTAGTAATACTTAAAAAATACTTTTCTTTTGGATTAATACCCTTTGAATAATCACGAACACGTAATGTATACGACATATGAACATGAAACTCATTTATTTTACAAATAATAATATTCAAAAATAATCCACTATAACCAGTAATATAATATTCAATATCGATTTTGTTATTTTTTGAAATCATATTATCCATCACCTGCAATAAACGAAACTTTATATCTAAATATTGATTTTTTTTCTCAGTACGCGTTATGTTCAAACATTTCGTTGCTAATTTATCTAATTCCAATTCAGAAAAAGGTACATTATAATTTTGATGTTTACGTGTATGGTTAAAATAAATATATTTTAACAAATAATGACATATACAATCGGATAAACGACGAATTGGGGACGTAAAATGACAATATTCAGGCATTCCTACTAGATCGTGTGATTCTACATTAGACATATAGTCGGCACGAATACCATTCGTTATAATTTCTTGTAACAATTCTTCACCAGTTATTTCATTATAAACAGTTTGCAACCACTCATTCGCAATACATGTTCGAAATATACCGGTATTTAAATTTATCTTCAAATATTCACCAACAAAAGAGTTCGCAAAAATCGCAAATTCTGCTATCATTTGTTTTATCAGTCGTTCATTTTGCGTATCTTCATATAGATACACATTGTTTTCTTCATATATGGGATATGCTATAGATACCTCGTTTAGTTTGATTCCTTTTGTTTTCAAAGAACGTTTTGTTTTCAACGTTTCGCTTATTCTTAATCCAATTTTGAACGCATCCATGTCATCGCAAACAGCAGCAGCATCATTATAACTAAACGCATTGTCTTTTTTTACAAATACATTTGTAAACAATATTTGTATTTCATGAATTGGTTCATATGTGGCTGAATCTACTTCGGTCAATACTGTAATTGCGTTTTTTATATTGCCTTCGCGCGTTCCTTGTAAACTAGATAGTTCTAATACTTGGTTCGGCATCATATGGATTGGAGCACGATTTGACGGATATTTTGTAGTGGTTCTATTAATAATATCATTCCATAAACCGGATTGTAAGTCTATATACTCAGTTGGGTCAGCAATATGAATTGCAAAATACAATTTATCATTTTCAGTGTATATAGAAAAAGCATCGTCCGCATCTTTGCAACCAATGGGATCTATACTATAAGTATCATACAATGTCATATCGACACGTTCATTATTATTTATAGAATAGAGATGTATATCAGATATGTTATTCGCGAGTATCTCATCAGTGTTGATATCTCTTTTACTTCCATACTTTGGTTCAACTATATTAGTATAATTATTTTCATACAACCTATTATCCATTGTATACAATAATGCATAATGTATTTATATTACAATACGGGTTATATTCTTTTGTATTCTCTATCATGGATTTTTCAAAAGTGCATGTTTTTTAAATTTCAACTCTCTGTAGGATTTTGCACTTTTGGACATTTTTAAAAATGTCCAATTTTCATTTTTCCAAAATAGTTTCCGAAAACGAAGTTTTTTAAAAACACGTTCATAGCATAATGCGGTGATTTCGATTTTTCCTTGAAAATTTTGACTGCATACTTTTTTATTATAATTTGGTTGTGAAACGATTTAGGGGTTTTTTTTGTAAACTAATTATAAGAATTTAGTTTACAAATGTTTACAGATTTTACCCCTAAAAAACCCATAATATTTGAATGTAAAAAATGCGCTTTTATATCAAGCAATAAGAAAGATTATACAAGACACTTGTCCACTGCAAAACATAAAAAGTTTACAGAGTTTACACATTTTACCCCAAAAAACCCCACTGCATTTATTTGCGATAAATGTAACAAGCACTACAAATCTCGTATGGGTTTATGGAAACATAAACAAAAGTGTATAATCGAAGACAAAGAGACAATAACCTTATTACAAGAATACGAAGAACCAATTCTACCAAGAGGGAATGAAAATACGATTTCGAATATGATGGAACTAATAAAGCAAAATCAAGAATTCAAAGAACTCATTGTAGAACAAAATAAACAATTGGTCGAATTGGCACAAAAACCGACAACATTGAACAATAATCAAACAATACATAATAACCAGAAGTTTAATTTGAATGTATTTTTGAATGAACAATGCAAAGACGCGATAAATATGTCTGAATTCATCGAAAATATGGAATTAGACATAGAAGATTTAACCGAAACGGGCCGTTTGGGTTACGTGGGAGGAATTTCACGTATTTTAATCAATAAATTACAAGAATTGGATATATATAAGCGTCCTCTTCATTGTACCGATATGAAACGTGAAACGCTATACATCAAAGAAAACGATGAATGGTCAAAAGAGACCAATTCTAAGGATAATTTGACGAGTCTGATAGGTAAAGTAGCCAATAAAAACTGTCGGAATTTGAACAAATGGACAAACGACCATCCAGAATATCAAGTATTCGACTCGATTGATAATATGGAATATATTCGTTTGACTCAAGCAGTGTTGGGAGGATTAGGCGAGCAAGAATGCAAACAATTCAAAGACAAAATAATTCGTGGAGTGATCAAAGAAGTCATGGTGAACAAAATATAAAGTGCATGTTTTTTAGATTTCAACTCTCTGAAGATTTTTTCACTTTTGGACATTTTTAAAAATGTCCAATTTTCATTTTCCCAGAATAGTTTCCGAAAACGAAGTTTTTAAAAACGGGTTCATAGCATAATGCTTTGATTTGTATTTTTCTTTAAAATATTTGACTGCATAAAAAAAATATATATTTTATGAAAAAATGATTTAGCAACTTTTTCTGTTTCCATAATAGGAAACATATGGAAACAAAAAAGTTGCTAAAAGTTGCTACTAAATTTATATGTGAAAAATGTGACTATAATACGAGTAAACTGAGTAGTTATAAAAAACATTTAACCACTGCAAAACATCTGGGGAAACATATGGAAACAAAAAAGTTGCTCAAAGTTGCGGAGACTAATAATTGCGAATATTGTAACAAATCATACCATAATCGCAGTAGTTTATGGAAACATAAACAAAAATGCGGGTTAGACCAATGTCAATCAACTAACATTGAACCGGAAAAAGATATATTATCACAAGAAGTGATTGAAAAAGAAGACACAAATACAGCGTTGTTTGAATTGATAAAACAAAATCAAGAATTCAAGGAGTTACTTGTAGAACAACAGAAAGAGAACCAAGGTCTACAAAAACAATTATTAGAAGCAGTGAAAGATGTAAAACATGTAACCAATAACACTGTAAATAGTAACAACAAGTTTAATCTGAACTTCTTTTTGAACGAACAATGTAAAGACGCAATGAATATCTCCGATTTTTTGGAGAATATGCAATTGGATATGGAAGATTTGCTAGAAACGGGTCGTCTAGGATATGTAAACGGGATATCTCGCATATTTATCAATAAATTACGTGAATTAGATACATATAAACGTCCGTTGCATTGTACTGATTTAAAACGGGAAACGTTGTATATACGCGACAACGATGTATGGGAAAAAGAAGAAAATAGTAACGAAACTTTACGAAAATTGGTGGATAAAGTGGCAAATAAAAATTGTAAAACAATGCGTCAATGGACCGAAGAAAATCCCAACTATACCGAAATGGACACAATTGAGAACGGAGAGTTTATGAAATTGTCGGACGCAATCTTAGGTGGATTTGGGGAATGTGAAAGCAAACAATTCGGAGACAAGATCATCCGAAATGTAATCAAAGACGTATTGATTGCTAAAAATGGGTAATGTATAATAACAAAACAGCTTGTTATTATAATATAGATGTGAAACGAATATGTTGTTTGTAATTAAATTTGAAAGCGTTTACTTACTATCGAGAGGATGATTGCGCTTTGTTTTTACTGGAGTGAATCCATCATCATTCGACCCGTTACGCTGAGGACGAATACTATGCCGGGTCTCACACATGAGTTCACCTCCCTTAACACCGGTAACATTGACAGCCTTCACCTCGTGAGGTCCGTCAGAAGACTTCTCCAAATCAAACTCGATGTATTCACCCTGAATCAAATATTTATACTGAGAGTTGGTAACTTTAATAGCGGAATAATGAACAAAAATATCGCGCATATCGTCACCATCTTTCAATGTAATAAACCCATAACCGGCTTTGTTATTAAACCATTTAACCTTTCCAATCATACTCTTAGTAACAGCATCAGTAGTAGAACTCATAATAGACTATAGACTATTGTATGAATAGCTGTTTATATTGTTTTGTAATATATTTCAAGCAAATAAATTCCGGAGTGCATCATAGCAAGGCAATTCCCCATAAGGGATACTGTAAATATATTGAAAATACATGATAAGATGTTTGTCTATCGTGGAAGAAAATTGTTTAATAGACGATAGTTTTTTATACTCAGCATTTTTACGATTTCGTATATGTAAAACGTGATTTCGAAGGTATTGACTATCTTCAATACGCGGTATATTGTCCCATGGCAATTCCATATTGATTACATATAAAAATAAATACCCGAGTGAAATAATATCATCGCGAATAGATGGTCGATGGCCGGTGATGACAAAATAACTACAAAAACGGATATTCCCTGTAATCTCGGTTTGTTGAATATCTTCTACGTGGTTTGATTGTTCGTCGACACATACACGCGCCAATCCAAAATCGATTAGAAACAGTTCACCATTTTTTACCATAAAATTATCCGGTTTAATATCACAATGGATAACATGTAATTCATGAATGGTCTGCATCAAGGTAATTAGTTTTGGAAATAACTTGTATAACGATGACAATGATAACTTACGGTCACATAAATAATTAGTCAACGTCATATCATAGAGCGGTATAACTAAACAAAACATGTTGGTATGCCTTCCATACCAAGAAATGGATGGAATACTGCGACAACGATTATCATATAAATATTTCAATATGTTACATTCATGGGTTAAGGTGGTATAGGTGGATGTTAGCGGTTCAGTTTTGACAGCATACAACATAGATTTCCGTACATGATTTGCTCTATATACATGACCAAAAGTACCGTTACCTATTATTTTTTCAATAATATACCGGTTGTTTATTACTTCATTTATTTCAAGCATAATAAACCTATGTATGTATTTCTATATGTATATGAATAAAATATCTAATAATAGTATATCATGCAATCATTGGTTGATACAATACTCACATTTGTAGGCAATCATTTTCAATCTATCAATGCGACATTTTACATTCTATACGCTTTATTTGTATTAGGGTTTACTGTGTTGAATATAGAATATTTAATGATATTCAAAACCGTCATACATAGTTTTATTTGTTTATTCCTGATAGCGAAATTCCATCCATTTCGTGAACACACATTAAGTAAGACTGATAGTCACATTATATTCTCGGCAGCGATGATTTTATTAATTAATATGGGGGTGATCAATACGATTTATGGTTATATGGAGAAATACAAAATTGAAAAAAGAGTTTCAAACATGATTGAATTAGCAAACCAAACAACAAACAACGAATAATGAATATTCAAGAAATATTTGAACAAGCAAAACAAGACCCGAGTTTATTATCGAATATAAACATTGATGAGTTATTGGAAGATACGAATGATGTAAAAAATGATTATTTACAAGATAAAACACTACTTGAAATACAAAAAGACATAGATGAAGCATTAAACGATGAACTAGACGACCAAGAAATCGTCGAAAATTACTTAGATAAACTGAGTGATTACCGTTTGGTAGATGAGGTGGGTGAATTACATAATGGGAAACATGTGCGTTGGATACGACGAGGAACACATAAACTGACGAACGGTGGAATTGTGGTAGAAGTAAAATTTACCAAAAACGGTATCTATGTATTGTGTAAAAACGCAATGAATAGATTCATACAATTCAAATATGACGACTGTGTCATTTTCCAAAAATTATCTATAGACGAACAACTTATATTAACAGTGAACCAACATGTTACAAGTGAAGATAATTAGTTATATTTCTTTCGAGTAAATCTACCTATAGGTAGTTTGTTCTTTTTGGTATATTTTTTCATATTGGTTACGAAAAAGAATTCTTTCACATGAAACATCATTTTTTGTATCACCAGTATATCGATTTCTTGTAATTTCAATTTATCATGTTTGGCCCGAGGAGTGCCAGGAGAAGAAAATATATCGAATTGTAGTTTGATAAATGGATATAAATCGCCCTTCTTTTTACAAGGCACTTTCAAACTCAATGGAGATTGCAAGAACCGATTAATAATAGTATTCACATCAAGAGAATGTCTGTAGGATGTAGGTTGAATATAATAAACCTTTTCATTTTTCATTCTGGAATAATATGAATTATCAACAAAACAAATTTCAGCACTATTCGGAATCATAGTACATTTCATAAAGTCCGCATATGTTTTGGAATGAGTAGTTCGTTCAGGTTCAACGCGTTTGTTGTCGATTTTGAAAGCATAAATAATTTTATCGAATAAACTCGATTTAACTGATAGTTTATAATCAAAATACTTTGATATTAACTTAATCCAATTCACAGAACATTGATTGTTCGTATATATATAGATTTTCTCACATTGACCAATCATTTTTTTTTCATAGAGATATTCCAAGACATGAAGGATACCATAACGCAAAAATTCTGGATATAAATCTAATAATTTATTGAAATCCACCGGATAATGACTTTCGCACATATCTTGAAGTATAGACCACAATATATACAAGTCCGCAAACGAACCGAGGGTTTCATCTAAATCAAACGCGATTACCCGTTTTATACGTTTTTTCCGCTTTTTATGGAATTGTTTTCCTTTATATAGAGAAATATAACTGGATTCTGGTATAACTTCCTTCATTATATAAATAACGAGAATATTTAAAACACCTATTTAAATATTCTAAAAGAATGAACTCTGACAATTATTTGCCTGTGGAACCAAATCCGCCATCACCTCGACTACTATCGGACAATTCAGACTCATTTTCTACGATTGTTACCAATATTGGACATAATGTAGGATGACATATTTGTAAAAGGCGACTATTCTGTTCTACACAATAAGGTTGTTGGTCAGAAACACTCTCTAAATGACGGAATGCTCCTTTAATAAATCCGCGATATCCGGAGTCGATAATGCCAGTATGGTTGGCCAACATAAGAGGCGTTTTTGAAATACTGGAGCGTGGATACAAATAGTAACCACACGAAGTCCAGAAATTGGTTTCTCGAGACCCAGAATCACTATAAAGCATTTCTGCTTTGATTTTGAAATCAATCATCTTACTCGAAAATTGCTGAGTAAACTTTTCTAACTGAGGGACAAATAAATCAAATCCAGAATCGGGGAAAGTATCGTGAAGCATTTTTTCATTGTGTTCTTTCACTTTTTCAATATATTTTTGTTTTAAATCTTCGTCATCAATGTACAACTTCAATATTGCGAAAGGTTGTGTATGAAACGTTTGGGTAGTAAGAGACGAAAGTCGGATACCTGCTTGGAAAATACTGTTCGAGATTTCATCTTCATACCGAGCGGATTGAGAATCATTATTGCGCGACACAAAATGAAACATAATATGCAGTGATACTATGATTGCATATTATATGTTTATATAGTTTGATTAAATTATTTCAATGCGACTCTTCTTGAACTCTTTCCATGAAACCTTCTTACCTTCGTCAAGAACAGGTTTATCCGCATCATATTTAGCATCAAGATTATCCATTCGCTTTGTGGCACTATCTACGTACAACTCTTTCAAAATCTTACCCATCATTGCGGAACCCTCGTGTTGGTCGACTTTTGCGTCTTCGATTAATTTTAGAATAACTAACATTTTTGTCATAATGGTTAAATCTAACTCATCGTTGATCATTTTATTAAAAATGTCCGTATAATTATTGAACAAGAAGGGAGTTTCAGCAATGCACTTTTCCTTGAATGCCTCAAAATCGCGAGATTTCAACTCAGATTCTGTATTTTTCAATGTATCAAGTTTACGAATAGCATCACGGAGTAGAACGCTATGTTTTACTTTGCGAATGTGTTCAGTATTATCCTCGCATTCGGAATCATTGATGAGCCTTTTTAAATTTAATCGTTCACTTTCAGATAGAGTAGACATTATAATAAGACTAAGTATATATTTTTTATGTTTTTTACGCAAAAGTATATTATAGTAATAGGCGTTTATTGACAAACAAACCTAAACCTAGAAGACTATCTATGAATAACGGCAACCAAGTAATTTGTAGACCTTGGAATGCATAAATCGACGCAACAAGATACAAACATCCGTGTAAGATTCGGAAATTTGCCCACCAAGTATGTCCACCCGCTTCAAAAGCATTCAATCGCATATTTGCGAAATACAAATACAAAAAAGACAAGGCAATTGCTCCCAAGACAAAGCCATAATAGAACAACCACTCTTTATTTATATATAACGGTAGTAATGTCAGTATAATACGCACAGGCATACATCCAAATAAAAAATAATAAATACTTTTATTGGTAGACAACATTTAATATATATATATCTATATTTTTAGTAGAAAAAATATAAACTAAATGTATAAAAGATGCAATTAACGTTCACACAATACGCGATTATACTATTTCTAGTATTTTTGATAATGGGGTCTCTATTCAGTTGTATGGACGCGGTTCCTTATACCGAAAACGGTGTGGCTAAACAAGCTACCAATGTCGAGGGGTTTGAAGCAATGGATAAACCATTGGACTACAACACTCAGAACACCAAGCAAGAAAACGCGGATGCACCTGAAATGGCGATGGTTCACGGATTTAAACATCTTTTTAATGGAATCAACAACAATGGTGAACCATTAGACAAGTTTTCTTCCGTTAAAGGAGACCTGTACTGCGAAAAGGCTTACGGCATCAGTAACTCGAGAGGACCTTTATGTTTCGACGATGAAACAATCAGGTTACTTAGAACACGTGGTGGCAATTCTGCGACAGGACCTAGTGAAATCGGTGCCTAATCAAAGGTCAAATAGCATTTTTCACAATATTTAATTTTTTCACTGTGTTCAACATCAGTATCAATATGGTCGGTGACGATAACATGCTTACAATTTTTTAACAAATAATTATTCACCTTGTCCATAATATGTTTGTAGTCGGGATTTTGTTCTTCTCGCGGCAATGAATGAAGCATACCTATAATTTGACTCATAATATCTATATCGTACGTAGTTGAACTCATAGGATAGAACGCTATTATATAATCATAAAAAATGTTTATATAATTACAATAACAAATTTAATTTACTCGAGTTACACGTACATTGCTAGCATACTCTGGTTAACGGAGTCTTTATGTTTGATAAGAATGTCAACATCCTTGGTCGTGACCGTGAAAGGGAACGTCACATCCAATTCAAGTTCTTCATCAAATAGTTTGACTCCAGGTTTCATAAGACGGAATAGATTCAACTTGGTATGAATAATCTCAAGACAACGCTTCAAATTACGAACACCCGACTCTTCTTTGGTGAGAGCTTCGTTCGATATAATATAACTCAAGGTCTCATCGGGGATAGTGATATCCTGCTCTCCGAAATTGATTTGTGAACGAATGCTAGGGAGTAAGTAATTGCGGGCAATAGTAATCTTTTCTTTGGGCTCGTATCCCTTCGTCTGGATACAGTACATTCTGTCTCTCAGAATAGGGTTCACCTTACTCTCGTCATTATAACTGAAGATGAACAAACACTTACTTAGGTCAAAGTTAACATCGGAGAAATACTTGTCGTGGAACTCGCTATTCTGAGAAGTATCTGTGAGATGTGTGAGAATACCAATGATTTCCTCGCCCTTAGGAGTATCGCTCACCTTATCCAACTCATCAAAGTAAATGACTGGATTCATACATTTACTGTCAATCAGGATTTGAACGATTTTACCCCAACTACTACCTTCATATGTGTAAGAATGACCCTCCAAGAAACTACTGTCGCCGGTTCCACCAAGCGCAATGAAGGTAAATTCGCGACCAAGAATCTTACTAATACCCTCTTTTACAAGAGTGGTCTTTCCTGTGCCCATAGGACCTTTGATTGCGATAGCAGTGCCCATAGCAGATGGGTTGGAAATCCATTGACCGGCCATTTGCATAATTTGCATCTTTGCATCATTCAACCCATATACACATTTGTTGAGAGTGTCATACGAGTTCTGCATAAAATCGTGACATACGTCTACGCCTTGACCGATATTTACATCCAGTGACTGGTGAACTCCAAATGGAATCTTCATAAAGGTATCTACCCAATTCTTGATTTTGAAATATTCATTGTCTCCAGGGTCCATATTCTTCAACATGTTCAACTTCTGCATAGCGAGTGCCTTGAAAGATGCGGGCATCGACGAATCCAATAATCGCAATCTATACGGCTTCGTGATATTCGTATGTTTGTTAATTTCCTTAAGGTCGCGCATGACCTGAAGTTGCTGCTTATTAGACAGTTTTTTCTTGAAGTAATCAATCTCATTCGTTTTCTTTTTATCGGCATGAATCAACTTGTGATACGTTTTTGCGTTTTTATTACGAGCATCTTTTACAAGTTCCTTGATATTTCGATTACAGTCCTTTAATGCGCGCTTCATAACCTTATTGTTAGGTTTTGAAGATAATTGCTTAGTGAACATGTTCTTTGTTTCAATCAAATCAAGGTATTCTTGCTCAGCATTATCTACAATCTCAATGTCTTCTTCGTCTTCAGAAGACTTCTTTGTTTTCTTAGTTTTCTTTGTTTTCTTCTTCGGCAAAGACGTTTCGCCGGGAGTATAGTTTTCTTTCATAAACTGGGCCTCATCTTCACTATCACAGTCTTCATTTTCGTCATCTTCGTAATATTCTTCATTATCATCTTCCCCTTCGCCACCAAGAGACAATAAGATATTGAATATACCGTCACCCTCTCCCTCTTCTTCTTCTTCTTCGTAGTCCTCATCATCTTCATCTTCTTCGCTATTCACATCAACACGCTTCTTTTTCTGTTTCTTATCCTTTTTGTCTTTTTTCTGAGTCTTCTTATTTTGTTTGTCTTTCTTAGTAGTCGTAGTTTTTTTATTAGAATCAACCTTTTTCTTCATATATTTTGATGGAAACATCTCGGCAAGCATCTCTTGGAACTCATCGTGAGTGATACTTTCTTCGTCTTCTTCGTCATCTTCTTCACTTTCAACGATAAACTTATTTTTTTTTTTTTTTTTTTTAGAAGGGACATAAGATTCATCATCTGACTCTTCATCGTCATCTGACTCTTCATCGTCGCTATCGCTCTCACCCAGACTTTCTCCGTCAGAGTCGCGTTCGTCTTCGTCTTCAGTCTCCCATATTTCTTCTTCACTACTTTCAGAATCCGAATCCTCCTCGTTTCTCTTCTTGTTGTGCTTCTTGTCGGAAGACTTGCTCTTGTTAGTGTTGCGTGTATCGACCATTGTTTTACGTACCATAATATGTCTGTATCTATGAGTATAATCAGAAATAGTATTTATTTCAATTTTCTATATGAATAGATACAAAAAATAATAAAATAACTATTCACTACAGAATAAATATGAAAGATTATAAAATTGAATTAACATATAAAAAATCTGATGATTATAATATAGGAGAAAATTATGTCATTACAAAGATCCACAATGAAGGATAATATTCCCATATCGAAGATTGTAGGCGTACAGTTTAGTATGTTATCTCCAGATGAAATTAGAAAAGCATCAGTCGTGGAAGTAACGTCTAAGGAAACCTACATGAATGGAAAACCTGTTGCAGGTGGACTGTTCGATGTTCGTATGGGAGTATTGGAACCTGGTTTAATTTGTCGAACAGACGGTTATACGTATATTGATACGCCTGGTTATTTTGGTCATATTGAACTTGCACGACCGGTATTTCATATTCAACATTTGAAAGAGATTATGAAAATTGCGAAATGTGTATGTTTCAAATGTAGTCGACTACTATTGAACAAAGATTTACATAAACATGCGTTGAATATGAGTCCAGAAGACCGTTGGAGTTATGTATATAAAGAGGCTTCCAAGATAAAAAATTGTGGCGAATCCAGCGATGATGGATGTGGACATAAACATATGAACAAAATTAAACAAGAGGGTATGGCGAATGTGTGGGCCATCTGGGAAAAGATGGGAGAAAATGGTGACGAAGAAAAAAAAATTAAGATTACGCCTGAGATTGCGATGAAGATATTTAAGCGAATTTCCGACGATGACGTATCATTTATGGGTTTCAGTCCTGTTTGGTCTCGCCCTGAATGGATGATTTGCGAAGTCTTGGCAGTTGCTCCTCCGGCAGTTCGTCCCTCTGTGAAGCACGATGCTCAACAACGCAGCGAAGATGATTTGACCCACATTTATCACAACATTATCAAGTATAATAATGACTTGCGTGATAAGATTGCCAACAATGCTGCCTCCAACATGATTGACCGCATTCAAGAGTTCTTGCAATACTATATTGCGATGATTGTGAACAACAAGACCAAGGGCGCTGAACCATTGGCGCAACGTTCCGGTCGTCCTTTCAATTGTATTATGGGTCGTCTGAATAGCAAGAATGGTCGTATCAGAGGTAATTTGATGGGTAAGCGTGTGGACTTCAGTGCTCGTTCTGTGATTACTGGTGACCCCAACTTGTCTATTCGTCAATTAGGCGTGCCTATGAAGATTGCGAAGAACATCACCAAACCAGTCAAGGTGAACGACAAGAATCGCGACTTCTTGATGAAACTTGTCCAGAATGGTCCGGATACTTATCCTGGAGCAAAGATTTTGGAGAGGAAGAACGGAGAGAACATTTATCTACGCTATGTGGACAAGTTGTCTATTCGCCTTGATAATGGTGATACCGTTCATCGTCATATGATGGATGGAGATGCGGTGTTGTTCAACAGACAACCCAGTCTTCATAGAATGTCTATGATGTGTCACATCGTGAAAGTGATGAAGAAAGGTGATACGTTTCGCATGAATGTTGCAGACACGAAACCTTACAATGCTGACTTCGATAAACGATTTGTTTCTCTGCGCGTATGTCGCAGATAATAGTCTCTGTCGGAAACAGGGGGACTGAAAAGGTTGCTACCCCCTAGTCAAATGTTCTTTAGAAAAAACAAAATAAAAATACAAAATAAAATCTAATTCTATATTAAATATGGAACTATCAAAACGCCCACCACTATCAAAACACCCACCACTATCAAAACGCCGACAACTATCAAAAGAAATTTTAGACGATCCAGAAACTAGGTATTGTGAAATATACAAACTTACAAATCTTACAAACCATAAATGCTACATAGGTCAAGCGGTGTCGCACATACTTAACCATAAACGATACCGTCCCTATGGTAGCAGTGGAAGATTTAGATGTCATATATCCGAAGCATTTTCAACAAAAAAAAATCAAAGTCATTATTTAAACAATGCTATACGCAAGTATGGTGTGAATGATTTTGAATTAGAAGTGTTGGAGTATTGTGAAGTATCCGAGTCAGACGAGCGCGAAACCCATCATATCATCTTAAACGACGCTATATTCCCAAATGGATATAATTTAAAGTTGGGTGGTACACAATTCGCACATACTCCTGAAAGTAAACGCAGAGTTTCGCAAGGAGTTCACAAGTATTACTCACAACAGAAATTTGAACGCTTCAAGAATGTTTCGAGAATAGATGATAATATTGAAAAGTATATCAAACCTTTGAAGAGAGACAATTCGCAATACGGCTGGTATGTATATATTGATAAGAAAAAGGCGGATTTTGGTGGAGTCCATATAAGTTTAGAAGATAGTAAACAAATGGCGATAGATTTTATAAACAAATTAAGAAAAGAACAAATGGCAACATACCTTGATGCGGGAAACTCCTTAGAGCCCACGACTACCACCTCATAATGGAAACATAATGAGGGAACTCGGTTAATAGCCGAAGCCAATGGTAATAATGTCGTGGGATTGGACAATCCGCAGCGTAACTGTCTAAGTCCGTTAGGATAGGATATGACAGGCGCTCAGAGACTGAACGGGTATGGGTGAACAATGATAGTCTAATCAACTTGAGTTTGCTTAAGATACAGTCCGGCCCCTTGGGAAACCTTGGGGATTCGTCGGGAGACGAAATGAATATGCACATGCCTCAGAATGTGATGGCAGAGACGGAGTTGAAGCACTTAGCAGCAATTCCTTATCAAATAATCAGTCCTGCTGGAAATTCACCAATCGTGGGAATTTTCC